TCGTAATCATTTTAATTTTTGTGCTCATATCTATTTACACCAAATTGTAAAATTTTTCTAAGAAAAGTCAAACTATTTTTAATATTTCTTAAAAATCTTAGATTTAGGGGTTACAGTTGATAACCCTGCGATAGTTAGCCTCTAATTCAGAAATTGTATTACAATACATCATATAAAAATTTGTAGCTACGACAACTACATTTGGCCAGTTTAAGTCGTTAGGAACACCACGATCCAGTCTGGGCTTTCCACCATCACACAAAAATCCATGCCCCATCCCAAGGAACATCATTTAAAATCCATTGTCCTTTTGATTGGCGAATATGAACTCCTGGTAATTTATTAAGCCTACTCTTAGTGGTTACAGTGTTCCAACCACAACTACTAATTTTAAGTCCTTTAGAAGATTTCTCGGCAATCAAATTGCCGTATAAATACATCCTATTACACCCATTAGTACATTCCACTTTGGTATTATTATTGAGATAATAGTTACCAAGGAGTAATGCTTCCGATGCTTGTTCTGATACTTTGCTCATAGTTTTGCTTTCTTTGCATGTTTAATAATAAGGTCTTTTTTGGATATAATGAATGGGAGCCAGATGGGAACTGTGTCCACAAAGGCATTCCATATAATAATAAACAGTTTCCTTTTACTTTTCATTTCATTCTAAAGGCTGAGAAGATACATACTCCACCAATGAAACTTCCGACTACTCTCATAACCATAATTGCAGGAGGATATAATCCAAAGTCCAACCAGATATATGCATGGGGCAACATGGAGAATAGGTACAACGGAATGCCAAGACACAATGCTTGTAATCCTGTCAACCTAACACTAAACAAATTTGCCACAATACATACTCCGATCAATCCTACAATACAACCGATGAAGTATCCAAATGGGAAAATCCCATGGGCAATCCAACATCCTATAAAAAAGATGATGATGCCTATGACTCTCGGTAATTTTAACATAAGAAAGGTTCCTCTCCCCCAACAAGAAACGAATACTCCAGGGGGAGGAATATAGAGGAGTATTCTTATCCAACGACAACCAATGGAGTGGTTTCCGTGCCTTCATCTTCCGTAGAAGAATTGACTACTGGAACCACCACAGGAGGATTTACTGCTTCTTCAATTGCCTTTGCCAATGCCTCTTCAAGTTTTGCAACCTTGGCTTGCACCTTGGCAATTTGCTTTGCCTTAACAACACTGTCAACAAGAGCCTGGAAGTCTTCTTCCTTAACTTCTTGCTGTGACTTTAAAATGACGGCAAATAATTCTTTGTCGGACAAATTAAATTTGGTTTTCAGAACATTGAAGGCAGCTTTATCAACCGCTTCAACATTTACTACTATCTGTGCTTGTTTCGATTTCATACTTTTATTTTTGATTCGTCCGTCTGGACTGTAAGGCGATTATAATCTGGTTTTAATTAATTAAAGGCTTGTAAATTTAAGTTTAGAGACTAAATAAGAGAAGGTTCCGATCACGATATGCAACTATCCACCGGATCTACAACAACCAACTAAAGTTACTATGCAGCAGAAAATATTTATGCCCGAGGGGACTAATAATTTAAGTCCATTCTTTTACATTATTAAACACGTACCATCCAGTAAATTATATGCAGGGTATTGCAGCAGTACAAAGTATTGCGATTCTACAAAATTTATGACGGAGAATGGATATCAAACATCTTCGAAGTTTATCAAAGAGATTATTAAAAATGAAAAACTGCTTGTATTTAAGATACTAGAAGTAAGACATTTTAAATGTTCTATTGATGCAGTTAAATACGAATCCAAATTTTTAAAGAAGATTAATGCTATGAGAAATCCACAGTTTATAAATCAAAGCAATGGAGATAAAAAGTTTATATGCAAGGGGCATACAGAGGAAAGTCGTAAGAAAATAAGTATCTCGCAAAAAGGTAAACCTAAATCAGAAGAAACTAAAAGAAAGATGGGAAAGTCTCGTATAGGTATACCTCTGTCTGATGACACTAAAAGAAAACTGAGTGAATCTAAAAAAGGAAAAATATCTGAGACGTTCTTTCGAAGTATTCACGCGCCTAAATCAGAAGAACACAAAAAAAATCTTAGTAATGCTGCCAAAGGCAAAAAACATGGTCCTATGTCAGAAGAGAATAAAAAGAAAATTAGTGAATCTACCAAGGGAAGAACTCGTTGGAATAATGGAATCATTTCCAAACTCTTTAAAGAGTCTCCTACTGGAGAAGAATGGACCCGTGGTGGACTTAAAATTAATCAGATTGTTTCTTACCGTAGCGATGTGGGCTACGACGATTACTAAAAGGATTATTCCATGCAGTGTTGCATTCCTTACCTTTTTCAATCTTATTGCCGTCAGTGTTCATATCTTTCATTGAACAATATCCCGCTTTTCGACTACGTTTTGTGTTACGATTCATAATTTTATTAGTTAAATTTATTCTACCACACCATCATTCCAATGTCCTAGATATATACATACGTTTTCTAGTTCATCTTCATTACACCATGCGGCGATTATATCAAATCCATTATCTCCCCTACCAGACTTAGAGATTAGAGAAATATTATCAAATGACTTACCAGTAGTTGTAGTCTCTTCAATAATATTTTCTGACTTACTATCTGTTAGTGATCCGTAATCATTGTCAATGTACTTGACTAATTCAATAGGACGCAATTTGGATGGTTCTACTTCATCGGGTCTAGGCAGAAATGGGATTATTTTTGTGTTCATAATTATTAGTTGGTATATCTTTGATCTAAAATTGCTGTCCTTAAAATGTACTCGGCTAGTTGATACTTATCTTTAAGAGTTCCGTCTTTAAGATCGGACATATTATGTCGAAGATCTGCAATCTGTTGCTGTACTTTTTCGTTCATATAATTGATATGTTAAGGAATAATGTTCGACAATGCCCTATAAATGGAAGATTGAATAGAACTAATAGTCACTCCGGGTGTTTTTCTCCATTCTTGTCCATCATCACAATTATCAATGTGATCTATTGCATCGGGAACATTCATGCCTCCAATCAAATATCGAAGATATTCTGCTTCCTTCATTGACATGGTAACTTCTACCACATTCTCCTGAACAATGGTCTTAACTTCCTTAGTAATTGTTTTCTTTGTAGCTGTCATATGGTTATTATAGTCTGGTTTTAATTATTGAAATGTAATTTTTGAAGATTAATATTGTACATCTTCGCAATGTCTAAGGAATCTGAATTAGGATAATCCCCCCCATAATAGATATTCTTCACCCCATGAGCAAGCAATGCCAATAGACATGAATTACAAGGAAATAGAGTGCAAAAAACATGTTCGGCTTCTCCTCTTTTAAAGCAGGATACTAAATTAATTTCAGAATGGATCATGTATCTTCTACGTTCATCCCTATCATCCCAAAATCCCTCTGGTGCTATGAATCCACGAAGAGTTCCATTATAACCAGTGCCAATAACTCTATAATCTTTTGTTAGAGCTACTGATCCTACTTGGCGGAATTTATCTTCCGACCTAAGTGCGGCACAATACGCCAACTTCATACCATACTCTTCAAACGATATTCTCGACATATTTTTGTTTCATTAATATATAATCCTCTTGTTTTTGTATCCAATAAATACACGCCTTTGACCGACCCAAAAATTCCCCAATTTGTTTTTGATTCCACCCATTATATTGCAATTCTATGATTTTGTAATAGTCGGTTAGGTTCTTTTTCTTTTTAAAGTTATATACTATATCTTTAATTTGAAGGGTCCATTTTCTATCCAATTGAGGAGTATTAATTGAAAATAAATGAGATAGGATAATTCTACATATTTTATTTGAACCCCCAAACGTATAAATATTTCCTTTTTTATAAGATTTTGCCATCGGCGTTCCGGTTATCTCTCCAAATCTTAATTTTATCCAATTTATCATTTCTTCTGTTCCTGCTATGGACATTCTGGACGTATTTGATCTTCCCAATCCTATTGATCCATCTCCATCAATATAACCTTTTATGAAGGCATCTACGTGATCTGGATTTACAATATTTACTGGTGGACATAAAATTAAACTTTTTGCCGGAACAATTCCAAAATTTATTGATAAATCGTGTCTTATTTTACGAGAGGTGACGTTAAATCCACAACTCTTATAGAAAATATCTTTATTTTTTCCCAGACCAGATTTATTTTTACAAATATACATCGGTCCTTCAAACTGTAACCAGTCCTTAAATTTTTCTAAATGGCTTCTATCGGACTCTTTCAGATATATTCCAAATTGGTTTCCCTTTGACATAACACACCCATCAGAAGCCATTAAACCCGCCCAGTAACAAGACTCTAAATTATACTCTGAAAAACTATTATCATTTACTTGATATTTTCTACTTATAAATGGGCCAGTATCGCAGTATCCTTTACCCCTTCTAAGTTCTTTTGGAATTTTTTTATAGGCTATAGCTCGAATCTTACCTATTGTCCATCCAATATGTTCCGATATCTCTTTATGGGAAATTATACTAAAATTATCTATCACGTATTGCAGTTTATCATCCTCTGGCATATTACTATTTAGTTTAACTCGAAGATGTTTTTATATATAATAGAGCAGTAATATTTTACGCTTGGTCCATTTTTCTACATTTTTGTGGAAATTTAACGAATAAGTCTTCTGATCTTAAAGCCGCCACAGTTGCTAGAGCCATGCCATATTCCAGAAATGATAGTCTGTTAGTATCAATCATCGGTCAGCCAAATCGCCCAATTGTATATGATAATAGTGGGAAGAAGAATGGCATAGAATTGCCACATTGTCCAATTAACATGAGCAAATGCCGATAATGAAAATCCTAAATATCCGGCTGCCACGTATGATGAGGTAGTTTTGGACATATATTATTCTTCTACGTCTTGAGGAATGTCCATCACATTATTTGCCTTGATTGTAAAACACAAGGGTCGATCTTCTTCCGTAGGAGTAAGAAGTTTCTTAGCTTCCGATGGAGTAAGATACTTGGCGAATTCCGTCTTATCGACTTTTTCATTATTCACAAAGAATTCACTCTTAGGAATATGGTTAAGTCCATTGGAAGGATACAATCGTAGGTATGTTTCTTCTTTATGTAAAATGGTGTACGGGAATTGAAGCCACTCCCCCCATGGTAAGGGTTGAACTTCTCCACGTTCCCCGGATTCAATTCCTTGTTTAACACTGCTCAAGTTCGCATAATTTACTCCTGCTTGACAGACTGCCACTGTATGTTTCTCAAGATTAAAATCCTTGAATGCGGCGGCAGTTTTAGGATTGCTTTTCCATGCTACCTTTACAAATTTTCCCTTAGCATTAAGGATTTTATCTGTAATGCTTTGTGCTGATAATGAATTAGTCGTTGTCATATTGCTATTATCCAGTGGTTTTAATTGATTGTTCGGATTCAGATCGTTCAGAGTCTTTTCAAGAACGGACGATGGGATAGAAATGCTTTCAAACTTTTTACCCACCAGTTTACCATCCACAAATATTTCTTGGTAATGGTATTCATCTTCATTTGGAATAGCTTTAGATTGAACAGTAAACTTAGGAGTCCCATTAGGAAAGAACTTTTTTAGAAAGTTCTTAAAGGATTTCTTATTAGGCTTAAAATCATATCGAGTTACCATATCAATAAGGTATCCTTCCTTGGTCTTAATATCCTCATCACAAGTAATTAGTCTATCACTTGTTAATGTAATAGAACCAGTACAAGATTCTCCCCATCCTTCATCCATATTTTCTTGGTCAAAGTCTGCGAGTTCTTGTGATTCCATCCAATAAGGATAAGCAGACCCATCCCCTCCATTTTGGACAGAATAAAATAATGTTAGTGTGTGTTTCATGTTAATATTATACGTTGGTTTTAATTACTTGAGTTCTCCCAGTAGATTATTATCTCTTACAATTTTAAGTAGCTGCCAAGTCAGATCAGTACACGGAAGAATTTCCTGTTCATATCCTTTAAGGTGAGCTACACTAGCAGCATTGAAAATTACCTTTCGGATTTCCAATAGCTTAACCTCATCAGAATCTTCTACCAATTTAAAATATGACGACATCCAAGTTGCGTGGCTTTCTACAAAGATAATATCATCATTCTTGGTATCTCTATTAACAGTTACGATCTGATTATTAGAAAACCCCGCCGCATTCCATGTGTCAAACGAACAAATTCTTTTTACTTTATCTCCTTTTTTAAAGTTCATAATATTCCACTCCCCAATTGTATAATAATTTTCCAATAACCTTGGAATGATTTAGCGGAGAATATCCCCCAAATCCTTGTTTACTTCTAAAATCATGTAGAGATTTACACTCGGACAAACATCGTCTATACGTGGACCCCGAAGCAATGAGGTCATCCAAAAAGATATATTTTTTATCTGGGTTATAATTTTCCACTGGATATGGGCTATGTTCGGATTCATCTTTCTTACGAACCACCACCAGATCTTTCTTACAAAGTCTTGCTATGATTGCCCCCATAATAATTCCAGAAACTCCAGTAACTAAAAACCCATCAAATTGAATATTCTTATTTTTGATGAGTTTCCTCATATCTCGAATGGTTCTGTCCTGTTCCTTTCGGAGAAAGTTTTCTTTAAGATAAACGGTGTGCATGTCTTATGGTAGTGTGGTTTTAATCAGAGGCAATTGGGGAAAAATCTAGAGTATTGCTGAGTGCAGATGGATAGTATTTGCTATGGATACTATCAGGAAATTCTACCTTAGTCCAATGCAATGAATAAGTTTCCCCATCCTCATTAAGAGTGAATAGCTCATTATCATCAATTCTAAGATATGCTACTGGTGGCCTATTTATACTTTTCAACGTCATAGGAATCTCCTCCTAATTTTATTAAAATTCCATTTAGATATTTTGCATGTTCAATTGACCATTCATGTTGATCTTTACTACTGTGGCCTGACAAGTAATCCATTCTGGAAAGAATACTATACTTGAGAACTTGCCCATATACTAACTCGATAACTTCCATTTCTTCCTCTGGATCGAGGACATCTTTTAGAGGACGATTTTTCATAGTATTTGAAATCCCTTAGCCATTAAATATCCAGCGATCATTCCTGTTATATAGGATGACGAATCGTAATAGGAAGTTTGTGCAAAATCGAAATTAATATACTTATTATCAATTTCTGGTTTAGATATATTATTATCACCTGGCAGGTAGTGATTGATATCTCTTACAAGTTTATTCAGTAATTCTAGAGACGGATTTAAATGTTTTTGATCAACGTCAAACTTTACATGTAGTCTTGAGGAAGTAATCATATGTAAGATAATTTCGTTAGTTATATGGCGAGCGAGATAGGGGTCGAACCTACATAAGTCATTTCCAATTACAATATATTTTACGACTCGGCGTTAGAAGCACCGTTTGTTACACGCCCATTAAAATTTTTATTTGTTATAGTAATCTTCATGTTGTTCTTCCTTATCGGCATAATTTACTGAATCACAATAAGTATCAAACACATCGAAAATATCATCTACCCTTGGTTTAATTTCCAAGCAGTATTCCTTTTCATGTTCTTCCCAAGTCATGATTCTTTAAGTTTCCTTTTAATAGCGTCAGCGATCATTGATGGAAGAAATACTTTACCTTCATTTTCATAGATAGTGAACCATTCCTTACGATCTTTCCAAATTCGAGCATAACCTTCCCTCGGAATCCACCCATAAGTAATTCCGTCCACTGTAATATCTCGATGCTTTTTCTTCATAATGTAATTGTAATCTGGTTTTAATTAGTCAGGTTCAATATCTTTCAGAGGAGTATTTAAAAACTCTTCAAATACTTCTAATACTTTATTTGCTATTTCCAAAGTATCCGCATCAAAATAAAAACATCTACCAAACATACGTTGTTGCCATGCCCCTATTATCCTCTGGTTTTAATCCTCAAAAGCACCAATTAGAATGATAAAGCCCAGCATAAATGAAATAATAGCACATACGCCCAATATAATTTGTGCAATTATAATAATCGGTTCCCACCCTTGGTAGTAATAAAGTAATCCCGTCCCTGTAATAGTGGGCCATGCAACTAATCCAATGGCGATCTTAGTGTCTAATTTCATATTATAATCCTTCCGAGGAATCATCTCCAAATGCCATACACAATCCAACTATAAATGAAACGACAGCTATCAGTGTTAATGCCATTGATCCTATTAATTTAACCAAAATCAATAGACTATCCATTCCATTAATGGACCAAATTACTGCCAAGAATAAGATAATTGGCCACACAAACAATACAATTCCAGTTGTAGTTTCAGATTTCATATTACGGGCGGGTCAAAAAACAATAATTCAAATACTGTTGTAATTTTGTCTGACATTTGCCATTCTTGTAATCCGAGAATGCCATATCCGATAACTTGCGATGAGTTTGACGCCTAATAGTTTCCTTGTGTTTCTTGTTCATAGTTCAATTCCTTCCATTGCTACCCAGTCTCCTTGGATTGAGGGATTTTTATAATAACCTTTACCGTGAGTATCCTTAAACAATACTTCATAAAATAACTCATTGGGAACTGCTACCACAGTCTTGTTCATTACATGAACAATGAACCCATTCAGTTTACCGGAACCCCCCGATACAATCTTATACCATCCATTAGGAGCGGTTGCGATATTAATAGTTGGGGGAGAAGGGGGAAGAGGATTCTTCAAAAGATATAGTTCATTCTTAAGTTTTTCATTTTCCTCTTGAAGTTCTTTAACGTCATATACTTTATCTCTTGTGAGATGGGTGCTATGCGGATAAGCGTCAACACATTTTACTTTCATAATTTTATAGGTATTTTTCTAGGAGAGGGTGAATATGATGATGTTTGTGTTCAGCGGTAAAAAATCCTCGAATCTGTTCGCCCTGTTCGTTATAGAAATGTGAAGACTTTCCACTAGTAGAAGCTAGAACCATCTTATATGTTGTTCTTGCTTCATCAAGTTTAACCTCAAGATTTTTCACAAATAGCCAATGAAAGAAATAATTCAGTGTTTTCATATCGTAATTATGGGTTGGTTTTAATTATCGTATTGTTCAAGAAATTCTCCAACATCATGAACAATTACTGTGAAGATAATATCTTGAAGTTCCAAGTGATCCGCTAAGTACACAATATTATAGAAATGTTCTGCTCCATCAACGGTATCATCAATGGCATCGTTCAATGATGCATAATTAGTAGATGCCCAATTCTTCTTAAGAGTAAAGCTTAAAAGTTCTCCATTATTATCTTTAATATTTCGTAGAACTTCTGCGATTGTAATTTTGTCTTTATATGGAAGTGTGTTCATGATTTGTATTTTTCCTTAATTGAATTATATTCTGGTTTTAATTTCTAATCCATATCCCATTATAGTCCGTATAAAATACCTTAGAAAATCCTAATTGTTTTATCATGTGAGAACATCCAGTGCAAGGTTTAGAAAACGATATATTATTATTTCGATCTATCCTGAGAACAGCTAGGGAATATCCATAATAATTGTCCAATTTTCCCTTTATAACACAATGTAGTTCGGCGTGGACCTTGGCAATCTCATGATAATTATACTTTTTAGTTTTAGGGTGGGTTATTATTTTGTTAAATCCGACCGATATAAGCTTATTCTTTTTAAAAATTCCTGCCACATGAAAGCTTCGCATATTTCCTCTATGCTCATCCAGCAGAGAATATGCAATTTCCTCAAGTTTTTTGAATTTTTTCATTTTAAAATTGAATCACTATGCTAAAATATAATATAAAGCATCCTAAAAAAAGGTACAGAGTTCATCAGAGAGTAATGGGAGGGACATGGCATTATTGTTTTAAATACAATGGGATTAGATACACCGAATATAATTTTAAAACCGAAGGAGAGTGCTATGCGAAATGTAAAGATAAAATGATAGAACTTGGAGATCACGCTTCAGTTGCCAAATTTGAGCATTTAAATGGAAGAACCTGATTATGGTCTGGTTTTAATAACAAATCCCGACTTGTCTTTACGTGCCTTTCCAAGGGCAATCAATCCCAATATGGAACCTTTCTTATGCAGAAAGGTTAAATCATTCTTAACCCCATCAACTACTTTACTCTTATGATAAGACTTGGGAAGTTTTTTATCAAATACAACTGCTATGTTCCCTTTCATTCCCATTACAATTTTACAAGCATTGTCATTGGATTCTGAGCGAGAAAATGTAAGATGATAATTCTTGGGAAAATTGCCAGTACAATGATTAATCATTCTCTTTAACGATTTCGTATAATCTAGGAATTGTACTTCTGGAAAATGATCCATTAGATTTTTACCATCAATCAATTGATTTTCCCATGCAATATCACTTGTCAAGTTAAGCCGAAATGAAACCTTATGTCCCTTTTTCTTAGAAGTATTGACCTTGGCGTTAATTTCTTTTTTGAGTTGCCGAAGAAATGTTTCTTTACCAGCATGGAACAGCTTAGTTTTCTTAATACGAGCTTGTTGAACTCTATTATACCTCCCAAATCCTGCGGTGGACAAACAACTATTTAAACATCCTTTAGAGGCATTAGGGCAAACATTAATTCCTGCTATTTGTCCTGGGGCAAGATGTACGCCAAACGAATGATACCCATATTTTATAGATTTATCAAGTTTGGGATTAGAACGTGTAAGTAGTCGCATATACTCAATTCAATGATGCCCCCGATTCCATATACAAATCACTAGCCATATCAAGATATAGTCCTTCCATTTGAAGATCCATAACTTGTTGTAATACAAATCGAAGTTCCACTGGATTGTAAGTATTCAAATCATATTGTTTAATAAAGTCCTTTACCAATCCTTCAAATTCGTCATGAATCTTTCCTCCATCATAATTAAAATTAAGAGTCTTATTGAAGAGTGTTTTCATATTATGAGTATAGATTGGTTTCAATCTTTAAGAAAGTTGTATAATGTTTCCACTTTAGAATTCGTCATTTGGCAAACTCCTGATGCTCTTTGCCAAAATTTTGGGGTGTCAAAGTCGTCTCCGTAAACAAATAAAAATGTCATATCGTTTAATTTAACAACAAATTCTGGTTGATCTTTAGTAATGTCTTTTTGTACTAAAACCGCTGCCAATAATTCACAACTATCATCAGATGATGGTGTTTGCCCTTGAAAGACAAATCCCTTTCTATCGGAATAGTCTTTTTTAAGGTCTTCTATAGTTAATGTTTTGAATGTTATCATATATATTTGAAATATTTCGTAATGTGTTTTATCCAACTAAACTAATGTTCTCTTTGATTTGATCGAATCATTGGTACTGAACATACGGGAATGGAACCCAGTTTCCATTACTAATAGAGAGTGGAAATTAATCACTTTTCTGAGCTACTTAATACAAGTTCGTTAAGGCTATCACAGGCCGCTCCATTTTTACTCTCAAAATTAAAATTTTATCCTGCATTAAAGGATTCGCAAATTACTCCTGCCGAAATTCTATCCCCAGCTTGCCCTAAAAATTCTACAGTAACATTTGCAGGTTTAGATGCCCAAGAATTAAACAGATCTCCCCAATTACTATAACCAGGACGAGTTTCCCTTGCCAAGGTTTCATTGGCGGCACATACTACGCATGAATCGTAGGTGTCATATCCTCTATTTTCTGACTGACTGAGTAGGTAAAGATTCATGATTTAGTTTCTAATATAGTAAGTGGTTCCTTCAATATAAATTTCGGTATAATCTGCCTTTGCCTCTTCAGCCGCCCTCGCATAATCAATAGTAATATGATTCCATGGCCATTTTCCAGAATCAAATTCTTTTGGCATCTCATAACAATCATTGATTAGATCTTTAATATACTCAACGAAATAATTTTCATTAATTAACGCTTCCCCATATCGCCAATCTGAGCAATCTTCCCCTTGCTCGATAACTTCATTCAAAGTATCAAGTTCATCCTTATCATAGGAAGAATTGAAATCATCTAGTTTCTCCTGTGCCTCTTCCACTGCATCCTGTAAGGCCACTAGTTCATCAGAATCATTCTCTGGAGCATTGGTCTTAAGATAAGCCGTAAGAGCGTCCTGTGCCTCTTGTAGATTATGATTTAACCAATCCAAATCATCTTGTAATTCTTCTTGACGAACTATAATATCTTGACTATCTATAATATCTACCGTAAAATCGATTGTTTTCATATTATTCTTTTTCTAAACACTTATTATATCCTGCAATAACCCCTTCAGACCAAACTTTAAAAGCTTGACAGTATTCTATAAAAGAAACCATGTATATATTTTCATATTTTTTAGAATATACATCATGTATCCAGACATAATCTATACATTGTTGGGCGGTATGGCCATCACAGTAGGCATCTCTGCCATCCTTTATACCTATTTCGTAAGTTTCTTTTGCAGTAAGGGACATAATAAAAAAGAGTGTCGGGTTTCTAATAATTTTTCTTCAATGAGCTAAAGTTTAACGTTTAAGATTTAAGATTTAATAACAAAGTTTTAAAGTTTGATTCTTTAATGTGTCCTAAGACAGTTCGTTATCAGCATCATTATCAATCATTGTTTTTCCTTTTGAGGGGTAATGTTTATTGAAGGTCTATTAGTGTACTCCCCGACATTTAAAAGTGGTGTATACGTGTGGTGTCGATCCACTCCCATTTAAGGACAGGATTTACAATCCTGTTATCAGATGCCGCTGACTTTACGCATACTTTGTCCCCGTGATGTAATTTCTGAATTCATTATGCGTCCATGGTGTTATCAGGTCCAGTCAGGGGACTCTAGGTATTTAAATCTGAGTTTGAGCATTATAGGAATCAATGTCATCTTGTAACATTTCAATCTCAAGTTGAACATGCTCAATTTGTTCCAATACCTTTAGAGAAGTAATATCTGATACCATTTCAACCTGAACGTCCACCGGCCCACCGGATTTGTAAACGCTCTTAATGATTACTTCCCATTCCTTGCCAGTATAAGGTTGAAGTTCAGTCCAAAACTTAAGTTCAGCCTTAGCTTCAGTTAAACGAATAAGCTTATTGGCAATACCGATATTAGCCTTGGCAATCTTAGTCTTCAAATCAATGAGGTATGCCCATTCTTCTTGAAGTTTAATAAGTAAATCTTTACCTGAAAGATCAGGAGGATTTGCCTTGTCATACCTATTATAGGTGCGGACTTGAGTTTGAAGTTTACTGATTCGACCAGTAATGCGATTTTTTTCCTTTAGGGATTGAGCGATATTTGCCATATGTGTATTATAGTTTGGTTTTAATTAATTGTAAGTTGTTATTGGAATCTCTAATTCTTGTGAAGTGCTTCTTTCGTAGCATGTTTCATCTACTTTAGGAATTTTCAAAACTGCTATTTGCATAGCTGGATGAAGTTCCCACATATCTTCTATGTGTCCATTTACTTCTACTGCTTGTACTAATTCCTTAGTAGCCTTTATAAGCTTTCCTTTGGTTGGAGGATATTTCCATTCTGCATAAAATTCTTTCAGATTTTTATGAGCATCAATTACTGTAGATTCAGGAGAGCATCCTATGCCCCAAATTATATCATCTTCCGTGATAAAAATGTAATAATTCATTTATTAATGTTAATTGGTCGCCACGCTCCACCAGTACCTTTTAAAAGAGAAATAATCCAATCGGCAGAAGATGCAGTATGTGCTAGAGCTATTGATCTATCCGTAGTAACATGCCACCATGTTCTATTATTAGCCTTTAAAGTTCCCTTCTCTTTTACCGTATGGCCATATAGAATATACTGCTTACTTTTATCGTCAAAAATAAGATACGTTCCTCTTCCCCAATTGGAGGAAGGACACACATGAGTCAATGATAAATAACGCCATTTAGCTTTCTTTATTCTGTCGCGTTTTCTTGCTTCCCTTCTAGCAATTCTCTGATACAAAGGTTTTCTATTTTTCTTAGGTTTCATAAAAAGATCGAGCGGATTGTCAATTATTGTATGTTCTCAGGTTGCCACCCTTGACCATTTTGCGACCTCTCCTGGAGAGGATAATCTTACTCACGCTCTGTGCAGACTTCCTAAAGTATGTCCCCGCAATAAGGATTATACTACAGTCCTCTACCTTAAAATTGTTATAGGATCTCTTGGAACTGTCCAAAGGTAAGATCATCATCAAAATCTTGTTCGACAATCTTAATCTGTTCTGGGTCCAAATCCTTAAAGTATTTGATGGCGCGGGATTCCAAATGTTTGAAGGCTTTAAGAACTTTTTCCAAGCGATCAGGAACCACTGGAAGTTTAAAGGATTCTGCCATTGCTCGTTCTATTGCGATCATGGTTCCGCGCTCTTTCTTAAACTTGTCAAGATTACTGTTGACAAGGGAAAACCCATATCGAATATCTTCACCGTCCCTAATAATCAGGGCAATTCCGTGTGGTTGTTTTGTCTTATCATCCCGAATGAAGGTTTTGATAATATTTTGATTGTTTGCGTTCATATGAGAGTATTATAAGTTGGTTTTAATTGCTAATTTGTACTTTGAGACTAAATAAGAAAAGGCTCTAGTCACGATACGACAATATCCACTAGATCTACAACAACCATCAAGTATTATGCAGCAAAGAATATTTATGTCAGTAGGGACTACAATCAATAGCCCATTCTTTTATATTATTAAACATATCCCGTCTGGTAAACTATATGCTGGGTACTGTAGTAGTAAAAGGAATTGCAATTCTAGAAAGCTCATGACTACTAAGGGATAACAGACATCCTCTAAGTATGTAAAAGAACTTATCCGGAATGAGGGGTCAGACTCGTTCAAAATACTTAGGATAAAACATTTTAAATATAGTAACGATGCTGTGAATTACGAGTCCAGATTTTTAAAAAGAGTGGACGCTATGCGTAACCCAATATTTATCAATGTTCATAATTTTTCAAGAACCAAAAAGTAGGAATGATGTATTCTAGCATGTTTTTGAGTTTGAATGCCATGCTTTGCTGCTCCTCCCAATGTCATGTTGTAGCCATTCTCATAAGAATCATATTTTCCAATCCAATATATTTCCTTTTTAAAGGCTTCTTCCAGAGTTTCTATATTATCTTCTATGATTTCAAATATAAAGTTTTCTTTCCCATGTTTATCATAGGACCGTTGTAACTTTTGCGAATGATGATTTCCTTTACTTAAATGGTTCCAATGTCTTTGTTGTCGCGTATGATAATTAGAGGCAACTCCAATGTAACATTTATCGTTCTTAATGTTGCGGAATCTGTAAATCAATATTGTCTTGTCGCATTTCTTCATGTATAATAACCATCATCTCTCTGGTATTATTTACCATTGAGAGTGGATATTTCTTGTAAGAAGTTGAAGTTTTTGCAAAAGTTTGAGTTACCGCACAACAATATTGAGTGTGAGAACCATCATTCCCCGCATAGAGTAGTTGCCAATCTTCTTTAGACATGTAATTCTGAACTCCAATTTGTTTAATGGCCAGATTATCAAAAGAGATAGTAAGACCTCCCATAGACATCAACATGGGTAGATAAATCTTCCACTTATTGATTTCTTTTTGGAGTTCAGCATTATATACTCCAATACCATTGCCAAATTGCTTATATCCAAGAAGAAGAATCTTGGGTTGAATATGGCGAGGCTTACACCAATCAATAACCGCCTTACAATCCTTGAGATTATTCAAACCTAGAATAAGATGGAATACTGCATTATCGTAGATAACATTATCGGGAAGCTTATCCATATATTGAGGACCACGATATGAAATACCTAGACCACGAATACACTTAGATTCTTGTAGTTCTCGAATAGTATTTGCATAAGGCTTCATATGCAAAGTATTCATAGTGATATTCAACATGAATCCCTTAACACTCATACGAGTAAGAAATGGTAGAATATCAGGATGCTCCATGACATTACCACCCCCAATAGCTAGTTCAGTTCCCTCTTGATGAGTTGACCAAATTTTTTCAATAAGATTAAGATCACCATGACTACCAATGTTATTGGACATTTCATGACAAAATTCACAAGTCTTGGAACGAGCAAGCAATTCACCAGTATCAGAGAATTTATCTCCAAGGGAACAACGATTTGTAACCTTTAAATCGGTTGACTCACTTGTTTCAATTTCTTGCTCTCCTTCCCACTCTCGTATCTTGGTTCCATCCGCATAAAGAGTTACTAATACGTTTCCATTTTTGTATTGATGAAGTATTTTACTTGTTGACATGCCTAAGTATAATTTGGTTTTAATCGTTAAAATTGACACTATATCGAAAATATAGTTTTTTAAAAGGTTTATCTTTTTTAGAATTTAAATGTCGGGCAATAGATCCTAGAGAAATATCAAATTTAATTGAAATATCTTCTCTATGGTAACTATCATAAATCATGTTCTGGTTTAAATCAAACACATACACTTTACGCTTATCATTTCTAATCATTATCTCTTCGGGAGAGTATAACTTTTTAGTTATATAAAATCCATTTACGGTTCCTCTATCATCCATACATACTTTACTTATGAAGTTTGGAACTACCCCTAACTTTTCGGAGGCTTCTAAATTGGAAGTATAGCAGGTTATTAATAATCCGTCTTTGTCATATTGATAAACGGGGGAAGATCTTGGGTTGACGTATGGTTCTAATTTTTCTAATTTATTATAAGACCATAAGTATCCAATATATGATGCAAATCTTCCAGTGCAACATTTATTAATACCCGTCCTACTACACTTGTAAACATTTGCTATTTCACTTGGTCTATTCCAAGATTGGATATATCGTCCTTCTAAATCATACTGGTATATAGTATATCCCGGATGACTATCCCGCATATTTTCCAATGCTTGTCCCGTAAATTTTATCCCTAAATTACTACCAGCAGTTTTAGCTATGTTAAAAACTGGTAGTAAAGTATCTATATAATGCTGCTCTCTCTCAATTAATGTATCCTTATTACAATATTCAATAACTTCAAACTTTAAATTATTTTCCCCATATTTATTATAAAAATTCTGAAGCTTTGCATTTTTATGCTTATTGTTTCGTAATGTGTGAAAGTGCACATATTTTCTCTTGTCAATATTAACCGCACTCCCAACATAGATTCGATTGTCGATCAATGAACTAATTTTATATATTCCAGTCATATACTTATTTATACAACTGGTAGTGATTTTCAAGTCACTGATCGGTTTTAATTATCAACAATCTTATAAATTCTTCACAGTCTATCAATAAATCTCTAACCATATTATGGCCCATCATTTCGGGATTGAATAGTCCTCGCGCAGTCAAATAATTTCTAATACGATTGAGAATATCTTTTTGATCTTCTATTAAGAATATAGCCAATAGTTTATCCGTCATAATATTCAGAAACATTCAACCATCCAGTGCTGCAAACGAAGGAAAGAATAAGTTCATCAGATGCAAGAATCTTCTCTACATCAGTAATGAAATCATCAATAGGAACTTCATCATATTGCGCTTTAGTAAAGAGATAAAATTCTCCTTCAATGCGCTCCTTACCCTTACCATACTTAGTAAGTACAGGAATCTCTGAGACATTAAATCGAATATTGATCCCTGCAAAATCCGAGATAATATCTTCAACCTTTGAAAGTTTATCTTCTTGTTCAGATAGGACTAGATATGCCCCTAACAGGCCCATCTTATTTTCCCAATCTTCATAAGTATAATCATGCCTAAGACTAACAATAATCTCTGCATTGGAAGCATAAGGCTTCATTGTAGGAATATTCTTCTCTCTAATACACAAGCTAACCGCATGGCTACTTGATGAATTGGTTTCCCATACATTTTGTCTTATTGTTTTATGTGTTGTTTTCATATTATTTATATAGTAAAAATTTTATACCCATTTTATATGTTGACCGAGCCAATAGATAATTTCAATAAGTTTCCAGATGCCAAAAGGCATTAGGATTACTGCTGATATTTCTATCCAATCTATTATCCAATTGTCGGTCCACATATTATATTCTGGTTTTAATTAGATGTATCTCGCGCATAGGGTTGCCATTCTCCATCCATCCTCATTAGGTATAAATCTTGCCATCACTCTATGACCTTCGATGAAGTGTGGATCTAAAGTTTCAAATGATTCTTTGCCTTTAAGTAAAATCAATTTTTCGCCATCAAAGGTTATGCATCCTTCATACTTCGCAAGTATAATTGTATTATTGTATTATTGTTTACCCAGACAGTTTTAAGAACTTCAAATTTGGTGGAATCGGTCTTAGTACCCATTCCGACATATTCAATCTTGGTTTCCATTGGCTTTTTTAATGTGTTCAATGTGTTCACCTTTTACATTAGAATTTATAAAATCTACTTGTTGGCGAATCCATCTCATAAAATAAATTGTTTTTTCTTGAGCATTCAATGTCGCTCCTGAAATATCCAAAAGAGGAACAATGAACTTAAATCCTTGATCCGTAGTATAGTAAAAAATGCCTTCTCTATAGGAGTCAAAATTACTAAACTTGCTTCCTTTTACTATTTGTCCTACTGTTTGCTTTACCATAATTAGAATGTCACGTCCGTATCCTTGATTTGACGACCTTCAAAAAACTCAACCCAACCACCAC